TCAGTTCGCGGTCGATTGGGCTGGTTCGTCCAACGATCCGCTGGGAGGATTTGAAGCGCGGGCTTCGCTCGGAAATGTGGTGGAGCTGGAACCCGCTGCGCAAGACCGACGCCGTTGACGTGATGCTGCGCAGCGATGCGATTCCGACAGGCGCAAAGGTCATTCGGGCCAACTGGTCGGACAATCCCTGGTTCCCAAGCGTGTTGGAACAGGAACGGCAAGACTGCCTGAACAAGACACCGGAACAATACGATCACATTTGGGAAGGCGGATACGCCACGGTGCTGAGCGGGGCCTATTACGCACAGGCGCTCACTGTGGCGCGGCAAGAGGGTCGCGTTGGCAATGTCGCCCGCGATCCGAATATGCCGATCAAGGCATTCTGGGACATTGGGGTAAGGGACGCCACCGCGATATGGATTGCGCAGTTCATTGGCCGTGAAATCCGGGTGCTGGATTATTACGAGGCAGTCGGGCAACCGCTGGCGGCGCATCTGGAGTGGCTTCGGTCAAATGGATATGCGGGCGCTGAATGCGTCCTGCCCCATGACGGGGCGAAAGAGGATGCGATTACCGCAATCCGGTTTGAGGACCACATCAAGGCCGCAGGGTTTTCGGTAAGGACCGTGCCAAATCAGGGCAAGGGCGCGGCGATGAAGCGCGTCGAAGCCGCCCGCAAGCTGTTCCCTTCGATCTGGTTCAACGCCTCGAAATGTGAGGGCGGGATTGATGCGATCGGCTGGTATCACGCCAAGATTGACGACAAGCGCAACATCGACCTTGGCCCGGAACATGACTGGTCGAGCCACGGAGCCGATGCGTTCGGCCTGATGTGTGTGGCGTATGAGCCGCAAGGCCAGAAGACGCCAGAAAACACCCGCGCCCGCTCGCTCGCAAGGAGCATCGTTTAATGGCCGAAGCCAAGAAGAAATTCGGAGAGGCCGATTTCAAGGCTTTGGTATCGCGCGAGATTTCCCTTGCCGATGACAGCCGCAAGGGCCGCTCCGACAAGCAGACGAAGGCGCTCGAATACTATCAGGGCGTAATGAACGACGTACCTGCCGAGACGGGGCGCTCCAAGGCTGTATCTCGCGATCTGGCCGATACCATGGGCTGGGTGCTTCCCGGCATCATGCGTGTCTACACCGCCTCGGAACACATGGCCGTTGCTGAGCCTATCGGGCCGGAAGACGTTGACGGTGCCGCACAGGCCACGGACGGCATCAACTACGTGTTCTGGAAGGACAATGACGGCTATCGCGTCGTCTACAACGCCACATGGGACAGCCTTCTCGGCGGTGACGGTATCGTCAAGGTCTGGCGCGACACGACGCCAAAGGTCGAGATATCCTCACATAGCGGCCTGAGCGATGACGAACTGACTGTCCTGCTATCGGACGAGCAGAGCGACATCGAGGTTCTGGAGTATTCCGGCCCGTACAGCGAAACGCCGACCGACGACGGGCTGCATTCGGTCAAGATCAAGCGCACCACGAAATACGGATGCACGAAGGTCGAGGCGCTGCCACCTGAAGACTACGGCATCAGCGATGAGGCCAAGACCTGTGACGACGCGCGGTTTCAGTATCATCGTGAACGCAAGACCCGCTCCGAACTGATTGAAATGGGCTTCGACCGCGAGAAGGTCGAGGCCATCAATCGTTCCGCAGACAATGACACGGCGGAAGAAATTGCCCGCGATCAGGATGGGACACAGGAAAACGCCGATCAATCGACTGAGCAGGTCGATTTGTACGAGTGCTATGTCCATGTCGATACCGACTTTGATGGCGTAGCTGAGCTTTACCGTGTCTTCTATGCAGGCTCGCGTGACGGTGGGGAAATCCTCGATACAGAGGAATGGGACGACGAGCTTCCGTTCGAAAGCATTCCCTGCCAGCCGATGCCTCACCGCTTCGAAAGCGGTTCGTTGTCAGATGAGACGATGGACGTGCAGCGCATCAAGACAGCGCTCCTCCGCCAGGCTCTCGACAACACCTATGCCACCAACAACCCGCAGAGGTTCGTAACCGGCAAGATCACCAACCCGGAAGAACTGTTCTCGCCGTCCTTCGGCGGCGCGGTGTTTGGCGATATTGGCTCGACTGTCACGCCTTTGACTGTGCCATTCGTGGCCAATCATGCCTATGACGCCATCAACTATCAGGATCAGGTCATTGAGCGTCGTACAGGTGTTTCCCGTACCACTATGGCACTTGACCCCGATGCCTTGCAGAACCAGACGGCCACGGCCAACCAGAATGCCAAGGATGCGGCCTATTCGCAGATTGAGTTGATAGCCCGCAATCAGGCTGAATTGGGTTGGAAGAAGGTCTTCCGCAAAATCCTCAAGCTGGAAATCAAGCACCAGAACAAGCCGCGCATCATCCGCATGCGGGGCAAGTTTACCGAAGTCGATCCGCGCCACTGGAACGCGGACATGGACGTGACGATCAATGTCGGCCTTGGCACAGGCTCTCGTGACCGCGACATGGCGGTGTTGCAGCAAATCCTCGCCAACCAGACCGGCTTGGCAACGCAGTTGGGCGCGCTTTCGCCAGCCAAGGCGCTGGAGATGCTGCCCTACATCATGACGACGCTGACGAAGCAGGCCGAAGCGGCGGGTATCAGATCGCCAGAGTTGTTCTACCCCGAAGTGACCGGCGATGACGTGGCGAAGGGCCAGGAGGCACTTGCCCAGCAAGCGCAGCAGGGCGATCCGAAGATTGAGCTTGAAAAGGCCAAGGCACAAGCGGCGGTCCAGAAAGAGCAGGCCCAGATGGAGGCCGATATTCGCGTCAAGCAGGCGGAGCTCGAGAAGAACGCGGCCATTGAAGCGCAGAAGCTCAATGCAGACGCGATCAAGACCGACCGCGAGTTTGAATTCAAGGAAAAGCAACTCGCCCAGCAGCGTGAACTTGAACTGATGAAGATGGGCATGACGCAGAAGGAGGACGGAAACGTCGTCTCCAAAGCGGATGAACAGCACGAAGGCGTCACAAGCCAGATTGCCCAACTGACAGGTTCCCTCGAACGACTTCTGGCATCTCACAGCGCGCCAAAGCGCATTGTCCGCGATCCTGCGACCGGCAGGGCCGTCGGCGTCGAAACAGTGGTGAACTGATATGGCAAACGCAATTTACCCGAAATACAAGGAAGCGCTGCTGAACAACTCGGCAAACAGCGCCATCACCGGGTCAGGAACGACCGGCCTCTATGTGGCCTTGGTGGATACCGGCACCTACACCTATTCGGCATCCCACGAGTTCTATTCGAGCCTGTCCGGCGTCGTCGGGACCGATCAGGAAATCACCACGCCCACGCTGACAGGCGGCGTTGTCGATGGCGGTGACGTGACGTTCAGCGCGGTATCTGGCAACTCGGTCGAGGCGTTGGTGATCTACCGCAAGAATGCCGGCGCGAACACGACATGGCGGCTGGTTGCTTACATCGACACTGGCCAGACAGGTTTGCCGGTCACGCCTAACGGCGGCTCAATAACAATTACGTGGTCAGGCTCTGGTATTTTCTCCCTGTAAATGGTAGTTTTTGATATGGAAATCAAAGACTTATATTGGCTTTCTGGCCTGCTTGAAGGCGAGGGGCATTTTGGCCTTCGTCGTCAAGGGAGAGACTTGGTTATTCAGGTTGGAATGACCGATCTGGATGTTATTGACCGTGCACACCGCCTAATAGGAAGCGGCAGTCGCAAATCGAGAGTGCTTCCATCAGGAAAGACGTTTCACATTGTGACGGTCGCAAATCAGTCAGTAGCGAGAGACCTCATGGAAAAGATGCTTCCCATAATGGGAGAGCGTCGGGCACAAAAAATGCGAGAATGTCTAGCCGCTCACGCCGAGGTTGACCCTCCAAAACGTGATTGGACCCACTGTAAGAATGGACACGAATTATCTGGTGCCAATCTTCGGGTTATTACTGAGGGGAAATATACAAAACGTAGGTGTGTTGAGTGTTCTAAACTGCGCCAGCGGAAACATCGCGCCAGCAAATTCGAAGCTGCCGGCATCTTCGCGCTCTAAGCCATGGCCGCGACCATTGTCCAATCAGCGAAGGGGACTTCTACCTCAGCCACGGTAACGGCGTCGTTCCCGACAACGCCTACCAATGGCAACCTGATTGTCCTGTGCTTCGCGGCGGACGACTATAACGGGACGCCGAATTCCGGTTGGACGGAATCCACCGGTATGAGGCAGCAGACGTTCCACGGATCATATCTGTGGTGGCGCGTTGCTTCTGGCGGTTCGAACTCGTTCCAATACACCATTGGTTCCGGCAGCCCGTCATCATGGGTGCTGATGGAAGTATCAGGGCTGGATGTAAGCCCTTACGACGTATCGAACGGTCAGTATGCCACCGGGTCGAGCAAGACTTATTCAACGCCCGCTTTAACGCCGACGGCGGGTGACCGGCTTCTTGTCGCGGCGGTCAATTTCAACCGCAACTCCGGGACTCTGGCAGGTAACACGGTCACCGGCTGGACCAATTCATTCGCCGCCGTTGACAGTATTGGCTCAGGACCGAGCGGGACTAACACCACAGCATCGCTGGCGACACGATCCGTTACAGCGAACGGGTCCACATCCTATTCGACCTCGGGCACGTCAACAATCGACGTAACGAGCGCATCCGGCCTCATCATCGCCTTCAAAGTGGCGAGTGGCGGTGGCTCTCAGACCCTTACGGGAACGCTGTTTACCAACACGAATACGTTCTATGCTGGGACGGTCGCAGCAACCTACACCGTCGGCGGGTCGCTGTTCACAAATACGAACAGCTTCTATGGCGGGACGGTAGTTCCGGGCGCGGTCACACTCACTGGCAGCCTGTTCACCGATCCTGATGGGTTT